CGACGCATAGAAAAAAAGCCACCCCAATGAAGGGGCGGCCTCTTTCATTCCATCATTCCAAGATTATTGGAAAGTCAGGTCGTAACCGTAGATGAACACATCGGCGGTGGCCGCTGCGCCCTGGGCGGTTGTGCAACGAATGTAAAGGGGTGTGCCCGATACTGCGTCAGTCGAAGTTGCAGCGGTAACGACAACCTTGCCGCTGGTGCTGTTGCCGGTCAGGGCGTAGGCCGACTTGATAGCCGTGCCGGTTGCGCCTGGGCCGGTGTAAACAGCCAGTTGTGCGGTTGTCAGGTTCACCGATGCGTTGGCAACGATGATGCTTTGAACGCTGTAATTGCCGGAAACGGAAATGATGTTTGCGGCGGTGTCAGCGACGGCGTTCAGGTTCACACCTTGGGCCGAACCCAAAAGGCGAAGCGCCTGGTTCGTTGCAAGGTTGGAAGGGTGAACGGATTGGGTTGATGCTGGCCCTGGATTGCTCATGTTAATTTCTCCAAAATAGGTTTAATGAAGGGTGGCCGAAGCCACCCGTTCTTTTTTAGGCTGCAACGCGGCAAGCCAATTCGGGGTACAAAGGCGCCCAACCGTACAACACATCCAAACGGGTCGGAATGCTGTCGTTGTTGATCGTGTATTGGCGAACCACACGGATGGACAAGCCCAGGTCTTTGTCGGACGCACGGCCCGCAAAGTGAACCCCATCGGGCAACTCAAGGTCGGCCGTGGCCAGGGTCGCGAAATTCTTGTGGAACACAAGGTTTTGCGGGCTGACTGTGCCGGTGTTGTTGAACGGTGTCACGACAGCGGTTGCGCTGGTCGAAGTCACCACAACGTTTTGGAATTGGCCGCCGGTGATGATCGCGGGCGAAATGGTCACGGAAGTGCCGCCACCAGTTGCCACGGCTGTGGTTGACTGCACAACGAAGTTGCGAAGTTTGCCGTATGACTGACGGTTTTGTGGGTTCACGCCGTACACGCCAGCGATTTGGATAACGTCGCCTTGGTTCAGGGTCAATGCGGAAGATGCCACCAGGGTGACAGTACCGAATTGCGCCCAACCAGTTGCGATACCAAACGAAGCGGAAGTCGTGTCAACGGACAAAGTTTTGCCGCTGTACGAACCGAAGGTTTGGGACACAACGTTCTGATCCATGTACCAGTTGGCGCCAGCGGAATCGCGGCCCATCATGCCCTTGGTGAATTGCTTGCCGATCACGTCGGAAGGAACGAACAAACCTTTCAGGCTGTCAACGATGGTTGCGCTGGTGAAGGGTTCGATCACGATGGAACGGCGGCCGTCGCGGGGTGCGCCTTCGCTGTCCAGGTAAGCCTGGGCAGTCAGGTACGTAATCAGGCCGGTGGGCGGTGTGCCAGCCGTGCCGACGATGTTGGCCACGTTGTTCTTGGCCATTGTCAGGCCGTCGTAATCCATCTTGTTGGCAATGGCAGCCACGGCCGGTTTGAGAATTCGGTCGCTGAATGCGTCCAGGCTCAAAGCCAGGTCTTGGGTGGTGAATTGCGTGTCAACGTGGAATTGCGTGGACAAAGTGACGGGCACGCTGGTTTCGTTGAAGTCTTCAACGTTCAGGGCGGGGCCAGTTGTACCGATGAAACGGCCAGGACGACGGACGTTCAGGGTGTTACCGATTTTTGCGCCGGTGACAGCGAATTGGTCGTCGTATTCGCGGGTGACGTTGTTTGTGAACGTCAATTCGTTTTCCAAAACCATCAACGCTTCGTTGGTGATTTTGGAAATGGTAAGAAGGTTATTTCCAGACATTTTGATTTCCTATTGAAAAGGGTTAATTGTCAGCGAATCAAACGATTTTGACGGGCTGCTTTCCATTGGGCAAATGTACCGTGGAAATTGCCATCGGCATCCACGTTGTTGTCCGTCTTGGAAAGCGCACCGCGAATCGGGCTGATTGGCGCTGGCGCTTTTGATTTCACCGCGGTCGATTTCACTTCCGGTTCGCTGGCTTTGGGGGCGGTCTTTTCAAACTGCGCCTCAAGTCTGCCGATTTGTCGAAGGGCTGAAATTACGGAACCTTCGCCAAGTTTCTTGGCAAAGTCGGGATTCTCGGCCAGGTGATAAAGGATTTTTGGCCCCACATCACTTTCCATGATCGCGTCGCGCACGGGGTCTGAAATAGACACATCGCTTGACTGAACCATGTCGTCGAAATCCGGCATTTCGCTTCTCGCTGCATTCACGCGGTCGGCCCAACTCTTTTCGAATTGCGCCCTTGCTTCCGCGGCCTTGCGGTCGGCTTCTGCCCTGTCACGTTCCAATAACTTTTGTTCAGCGGTATATTCGGCCAACGCTTCCGCGTATTCGAACATATCGTTGAATTGTTCAGGCTTTGGTTTCTCGGCCAAGTCGTCCTGGGCTTTCGCCGGTGGATTGACTTTGGCTTCCAATTCCTTCAGCCTGGCTTCCAGGGCTTCCCGTGCTTCGCGTTCCTTTTGGGCTTCGGCCTTTGCGGCTTCGCGTTGCTTGGTAATCTCTGAAAAGCGCCTTTCGATCTTCGGGTTCGCCTTGCGTTCCTTTTGATCGTCTTCTACGGTCGCCTCATTCCCTTCCCCGTCTGAATCACTCTGATCGGCCTGGTTGTCCGGCTCGTCAGCGACCTGGGTTTCCCCTTTGTCTGCTGGCGCCTCGGTTGCTTCCGGCTGCGCGTCAACTAATCCAAGTTTACGGGCGGTGAATTCCGCTAAATTGTCACTTGTCACCACGTTAGCGGCGACGCGTTCTTGCACTTCGGACATACGTATCCCTACGAATCAACCCAATGAAAACCCATTGGTAGGTTGGTTAATTGTTAACCGGAATCAATCTCATTGTCAACTATTGTGGCATGGCCATCGGCTGCTGCATTTGCGGCGCCATTTCAGGCTGCATTTGCTGCTGCGGTGCTTGACCAGGAATACCCGATGCCATGTCCATTTGACCAATGAACGGGCTGGCGCCTTCGTGAATATCTTGGCCAGCCACCGCGGAAAACGCATATTGCTCGGCGTTCATTTGCTCGATGCGGCGCAACAAATCTTCCGGCGACATATTGGCCAACAACAGTTTGACCACCGCGTCGATTTCCGTCTTGTTTTGGCTGGTGATCGACCTGGTGTTTTGGTCGTTGACTTTGACTTCGGCCATCGTTTCGGTGTTGTGTGCCTTGGCGATGCCCTTGATAAGTTCGCGGCGGGTTTCGCCTTCCTGGCGCACACCCTCTTTGGTGACGCCGTATTTGATATCCAAACCCATCGCTTGCATTTGCTGTTGCTGCTCTTGCACCATCTTTTGCAGTTGCAGCAATTTCATTTGAACCTGGGGTGGAATGTCGATCTTTTCGTCGATCTGCGCCAGCGGGTTCATGGCCGCCAGGCGGTCGGCGATCACATCGGCGCCAGGGAAATCCATGTTGCGGAACAACAAGTCGCCCGCCACCTGGAAAATCTCATTTTGCGCCATCAAAGGCATCATGGATTCGACGGCTTCCTGGCGCTTGCTGTTGTAGCCTGGGCCGGTGTCCATCACCACGTCGTATTCGCCCACGGTGACGTTGTTCAACACTTCGCCGGTGGCCTGAAGGTCGTTCAGGGTCACCATGTCGGGTTTGCCATCCACGCCAATGATTCGCAACACGCGTTTGGTGTCGTAAATTTTTGGGATCAAATCCAGGATGATTTTGCCGGTGTGCTTGATCGAACGCGTCATGTTGTCGTAGAAGTGGAAGTTCGACATATCCACTTGCTGTTGCTGGCCTTGCAAGGCTTTGCCCGACACGTTGCCAATCATTTGCTGCGCGGGGTCAAAGATGCCCAACACGGTTTGCAAGTCCTGGCCAACTTCGCTGGCCGCTTCCATGATGCCCGCGGGTGGCGGTTCAGGCTGCAAACGTTGTGGCGGCTGCGCGGGGCGGCCTTCAATGTCGGTTTGCTTGTAACGCAACACGGGCATCGACTTGATGTTGGCCAGCGCCCAATCGTTTTCGTGGCCCTCGTCCTGGCCTTCGGCCATCAACCATTTGGCCTTCGGCGCCAGCGCGATGGATTCGGTCAGGCTAGTGCGCCAAAAGTTGAACATTCGCTGCGGGTCTTTGGCGTTGCGAACCAGGCCGTATTTTTTGCGCTTGCCTTCGATGGTCACCTGGGCGCCGTAGCAAGGAATGATCGGGATGTAGCGGCCAGCCCATTCCTTTTCTTCCAGGATTTGCATGGCGGTCATCTTGCACCACTTCACCGTTTTGCGGTACGAAGGGCGGCGGTCAATCTCAACGATGCCCGCGTCGGCCATCACTTCTTTGGGCGGCAGTTTGTCGGCCCATTCCTTTGTGCCGTCGGACAACATCACCAAGTCGTGTTTCACGCGGTCGATGTAGAAGTATTCAGCGATGCGAATATCCTCTTTCGTCACCCATTCGGCGCTGCTGTCACCAGTTGCGCGGGGCTGAAAACCCACGCCATCGTCGGCGCCTGGGTACATTTGACGGAATACGTGCTTCGGAATAACGCTGGTCACCAGCACTTTTTCAGCGTCGGAACCATCGGGCGCCACGCTGTTGGGGTCGAAATAAACGGAAAACGGATCGTCGATTGGCTCGATGAAGATTTCCTGTTCGAACGAATCTTCGCGCACGTAATCGGTCACCACGCGCCAGTAGCCCCAACCCATCCGCACGGCGTAAGCAAACGCGGTGTCGTAAGCGGTGTCGGCGTTGCTGTTGACTTCAATGTGACGGGTAATGCCTTCGATCACCTGGGCCACTTTCAGGTCGCCTTCGTTGTTGATCGGGTGAACCTTGATGCGTGGACGCTGCTGGCGCTGCTGGTTTTCGACCTGGCGGCAGTATGCGTCGATCTTGTTGATCGTCAGGCACGGGCGGGCTTCGATGTTGCGGCTGTTTTGAATCTCAACTGGCCATTGATCGCCCGCGGCGAATTTCAAATCCTGAAGGGCCGCCGAACGGTTGTTGGAATCGGCTTCACCCACCAGGCGCAAAAACTTGATCGCGTCCTGGATGCGTGGGTCTTCGGATTGGTCTTGGTAATCTGACATATTCGCCCTTTATTTTCTAAAATTATCCCATCCAACCAGCGCCTTCGGCAACAACCCGCTGTTTTCTGCGCTGCGTCGGCTCTTTAATCATCAATGCGATGTATCGGAACGCGTCGGCGCCGTGCGAATACTGGTCATGTACCGGTGACTTGCTGAATTGGCCCGTCGATGAATCGACTTCGTAGCGGTAATGGCGAAGGCAGTTCAGGCCATCGGCGCAATTTTCGCGGTCGAACCAAAGGTTGGGAAAGATGGTGCGGGCCGCGTTGATCGAATCGACCACCGGAACCCGCGGCATGATGCTGGTTTTGTAGCCAGCCGCCCGCACAATGTCTTCAATCGTGCGGCCAGCCGCGGCCAGCGTTTTGTTTTCGGCATCGTGCGGCAGCCAAATGGTGTCGTACACGTAGCCGAACGTCTGAAGTTGCGCCAGGTACGAAGTCATCGTGCGTTGGCTGCCTTCAAAGTATCGGATCAGCCTGGTTTCCATGCCCACAAACTGAACGAACCACCAAGCGGTGGCATCCGACCAACCCAGGTCGCAAACGGCGTGAACGGGCTTGGTTGGATCGTAGGGCACGGAAGTCAGGCGGCCATTGTTTTCGGCCACTTGCATTTCATTGCCGAACACCGCGCCATCGACCGACCGGCGGCACATTCCTTCCCAAACCTGGTTGTAGGCTGCGAGGTCGCGTTCCTTCAATGCGTCTTTTTCCAGGCGCAAGGTTTCAGGGAACCAGGGGTTATCCGACCAGTTGATCCGCATGATGATGCAGTCACGCGGGGGTTTGACAACGAACCGCTGGTAAGTCTCGTCGGTTTCCAGGTCAGGGTTGAACGAAATCCATATCTCGCTGCCCTGTTTGCGGATCGTCGGGATCAACACGTTCCAGGACAACCGGCTGACGGTCTGTGCTTCTTCCACCCAACAAATATCCACACCTTCGAACGACTTGATGTTGGTCGGGTTGTTCTTCAGGCCGATGAAGGCGAATTCCGTACCGTTGAAGCCACGGATCGACGTTTGCGTAATCTCGTAAAAGGGCAGCAAGCCCAGGGCTTCGATTTGGTCGCATAACAGTTTGTGGACGGAATCCTTGATGCTGGCTTGGAATTCACGCGCACACAAGATGCGAAGCGGGGATTTGGCCCCCAGGATCAACAAGGCGCGGGCGATTCCCCAGGATTTTGCACCGCCGCGGCCGCCCAGGCAAACTTTGTAGCGCGCCTTTTTGAACAGTCCTTGCAACTTGACCGGAAATTCGGCCTTCGCAATGGCGTTTTCAATTGTCGGGGTTTGTTCCATCGGGCGTCACAAAGGTTACCTGGATGCCAGTAAATGCGGCGCCGTCCTTGCCGGTGATTTCCTGTTCGATCTTGTCGCGCCAGCCCAGGACGTTCTTGGCCGTAAAGATGGCGAACGTGCTGTTGTAAGCGCCCGCTATCGTGCCCTCCACCAGGTTTGCTTCCTGTAAATCCTTGGCTCTTTTGTAG